TGCTTCCTTTGCCACGGTTTTTGTCTTTTCCATCCAGGATTTGAATGGAATCCATGATAGCATTGTAAATCGCTTTTTCTTGACAGAACTTTTCCGTTGTATCAAGAAGCCAGCTGAGTTGTTGTTCTTCTTTGTCATTAGAAACCTCATCAAGTAACTCTAATGATTTATTTAACTCAATTTCAGTTAGTTTGGTCGACTCCTTCAAATTGATCTTTAACGCTGCTATCGGTGGAAGGTTGTTGTACTTCAGAATGAACTGCTTTATTTCTTCGAACAGTTTTCTTTCGTGGCTTTCTGTTAGATATTCGCTTCTCAGGAACGGGAGCGACTTTCTCATGAATGCCTCGTTCCGAATCAAATTCGAAAGTATCAGTGTTTCCGTTTTCATGTTTTTCCTTCGCGAGCTCTATTGATCCTAGAAGTATACTACGAAAAATGGCTGTAGTAAACCCCTCAAACTTTTTATCATCTGTTTTACAAAGATTTGGATTTGCAATCACATCGATGTCATATGACATTTGATTTTCAGTAGACATATGAATATTTGTATACTCAATTATCACTCCAGGATATTTTTTGAGTATGCGAATTGTCATCGCCTCTTTATTAGATATATCTAACATAAATTCATAGTGCTTATCTAACACTACGAAATTTTTTGCATTCCAAAATTGAAGTCTGGAAAATAAATCCTTAAACATCTCCATCACCATCATCTACAATTGCAGAACTAAACTGATAGTTGGTGCGCACCCACTCTTTAAACTTTTCGTCGCCAAGAATACTATCCCAAAACTCTGAGCATTCAGTATCAGCCAAACGCCACTTTCTGCTATCAACTTCACCAGTCTCAGTATTGACCTTTGCATACCAGCCTATATTTGGTTTCGTAACATGGCCAGACTCAAGTGCCATATCAAGAAGACCACTGTACATAGAAATACCACCATCGAAGCGAACTGTGACAGGGATACGGGCTTTTTCACGAACATAACGAGACTTCTCCACATTGATGATAAAATTATATCCAATTAATTCAGCACCATCTTTCTCTTGTTGCCGACCAATAATGTAAATATTATCTGCTGAATAGTAGGAGCCTGTTCCGCCACCAACAATGTCCTTGGGATATAGACCTATTTCTTTATAGGTATGATTGACTACAACCATGGGAATATCTTTTAGGGTGAGGTGTGGTGTCACCATGCGGAACAGGGATTTAATTTGCTTCGCTCGAGTCATATCTCCGACTGACTTTTGATCAAGCGCATCTTCAACTTCTTTTTTCGAGGCGAGATTACCAATAGAATCAACAACAATCATTACTCGTTCGCCTCGTTCAATTTGACCAAGTTGATTCATGATATCAAATTTCAATTGTTCAACATCAGTCACTGGAGTATGTACGACACGATCAGTATCGACATTGAACGATGTAAAGTAATTTTGTGGAGTGCCAAACTCTGAGTCATAAAACAAAACAACTGAGTCAGGATATTTTTCTTGATATGCATTTACCATCAACAAACTAAATGCTGTCTTGAAATGCTTGCTCGGACCAGCCCACATTGTAAGACCAGGAGTAAACCCACCATCAAGGTCACCAGAGAACGCAACATTCACAACAGGAATGCTGGTCTGAATCATGTCTTTTGCTGCAAAGAACTTTGATTTAGCAAGAACTGCAGTATCTTTAATTGTTGAATTCTTTTTAAGTTTTTCAAGTAGACTCATTTGTAATCTCCGTATATATTTCTATAGTATATAATATTTTATGCAAAAAAGCAATCTAGTGAATCAACTTTTTCAGATTGCCAATTTATAGTTGAAAGAACAATATCAAGTGGTTCTAGAAACGACTTCTCGAATTGAGTATTGTAGTCAATAAATTTACCTGCATCAAATTGTTTCGGCAACTCAGATATAAATGCAAGAGTGTTATTATTAAAAGCATTTGGTTGCTTTAGATAGATAAATTTAATTTTTTCGCCCTCTTGAATAAGTTGGTATCGTTTGGTCAACTTATATGCATGTAAGAAATGGTTGAATACAAGCGCACCTTTAACGTGAATTGGTGTGCCTTTTTTAAAAATACCTGCAGGATCAGCATACTCTGATAATCCGTTTACGCTTCTAGGAAAAGCAATCATGTCAATTGGCAATGTTTTGAATTCTTGGCGAAATTTCTCAATGAACTTATGTAAGTCATCTTGAGTTTTTGTCATAATAATATCAATGGCTTCTTTAATCTTAGTTCGACATGCACTCGGAGTCGATGACTTGACTGCTTCAAGACCCATGATCTTAAGTTTAGGTTTAGCGTATGCAACACCCTCACTATCATAGACATTTAAAATATATCGTTTCTTTGCAGTCCAGATTGCTTTATCTGCTAATGACTCGCGCTTCATCTCCATACGTTGCTGGTATGCATTAATGTATTCAGCAAGATCTTGGTATGATTTATCTATAAATGGCTGAAACTTTTGATTACAAACTTTATCCATAAACTTAATAATTTTCTTTGTATCGGATACATTTGGATAAAGTTTTTCGACTAATGGACCCATGTTAATATAAATTGAATCCGTATCTGAAGCAATGACATAATCAATTTCTTGAGTTTTAAGTAATTCATTCATATATTCGTTGATCTTTTTTTCAATCCAACGAATCGATAACTGACCTGCTGTTGTAATTCCCTCTGCGATGCGAGTGTCAAAGAAACGAAAGTATTGATTACCAAGCGCACCGTAAGCAGAGTTTAGTGTAACCTTTTTCGCTAACTGTAGATTGTTATAACGAGCAACTTGTTTTTCAAGATACTCAACTTGATTCTTGTCTTCAAGCACGGTTTCAATTTTCTTCTTTGCATCAAGAGCCATTTTTTTATATCGTATACGATCATTGTACATACTATCCATGATCTCTGGCAGCAATCCTTGCTTTTTGACATTGAAGAACTGACAGTTAGGAGTAATTGTAACACCAACATTCTTCAGGTAATCTAAACGAACCTGATGATGAAGCATATTTTCAACACTTACTTTGCCCTCACGAACTGTGTTACGCATTTCAATAGAGTGTTTTGTTGGCTCAACCAATGTTTCCATTGAAATGTTATATTGCATAATCAGGTGTGGATACAAACTGTTTAGATCGAAAGAGACAACCCATTTATGCATACCAAGAATCGGATCCTTGACGTATGCGCCTTCGAACTGTGTTTTCTTTTCACCTGATTTAATTTGTGGAATTACAATATTCTTTTTCTTTAAATGATTGTAAACAATTGAATCCCACATACGAACTTGAGTAAATACATCATCATAATTCACACGATTGTCATATGCAAGAGTCAACGCCAACTCAATCAGTTTCATTTTATCTTCGAGTTTTTCTACAAGTTCAACGTCCTTGATATTGTATTGTATGAACTTTTGATAGTCATATTTGTATAGTTGATGCAGCGTTTCAAACTCTGAATAATCTAATTTTTTCTCATTTAATTCAACGTGAGCAATATGATCAAGACGATAAGACTCTTGTTGTGAATAAGTAAATTTTCGATAGAGTTCGATGTAATCTAAAGTTGCTACACCATCAAGTTCATACACCTGATGCTCGCGATTCATCACATACGCTTCACGAGCTGATAATCGATTCCAAGGAGATAGTTTTTTGGCTTCTACCTCACCGAACAATTTTGTTATACGATTTACAAGATAAGGAATATCAAAGAACTTGATATTCCATCCTGAGATGACATCAGGATAAAATCTCGTCCATAGGTCCATGAATCGTTTGATAAGATCAAATTCATCTTTACACTTTGCATAATGTACATCTTCGCGATGTTTAGTGTAATCACCAATACCAAAAACAAAATAATTACCTTTTATCTTGATTGTGATCGCAGTGATTTCTTCATTGGCATTTCTTGGATCAGGAAATCCATTCTCAGATCCAACCTCGATATCGATATATGCAGTAAGTATTTTGCTAACATCCCAAAGAATGTCTTCAGGATACTCATCTGCAATATATGCGTACTCATAACGATTATTTCCAAAGACTGGGAAATTATCTACATTTTTATATTTCTCGATGAACTCTCGACAATCAGAAATTGTTCCAGGCTGGATTGTCTTTACTGATTCACCTGATAAGGTTTTAAATTCTGATTTCTCTGGTGACAAAAGAAAAAAGGTCGGGCGATACTCTACCTTTCGCCTGACCCTCTTTCCATTCTCGATACTTCGCAGTAGGATATATTTGCCAGAAACTGCGACGTTCGTATAAAAATCGGACATATTACCCCGTAATCAATTGCTTTGGTGGAACTACAATTCCTGCACCGAAGATTTGATTATACCCGCTTTTCACCTCATCAGCAACTTCTGCCATACAAAGAATATTTTTCTTGTCTACAGTAAATGGACCAGTTGATGAATGCATCCAAGGCATAAAACCAAGAGCAGCGCCACCTGTCTGTTGTGATCGCTGAAGAAGACATGCTACTGGATTTTTAAATGTGATTGAGGTTTCATTTTCCTCTGTAATTTCTACTGCTAATTCCTCGCCACTTACGAGTTTGAGTGCTTTGATTTCTGACATAATTATTTTCCCTCACATAATTTTCTATGATGTTTTTATTTTTTAAATTTATTGGTGTACCATTTATATAGAATATATCGTTTATCAACGTCCAAGTATCGTTGCCAATTTTTAATGACCAACCATTGAATTCTTTTATCGCAATATTTTTTTCCTTAAAAAGATCTCGCAATTCGCTTAATGAATTCATGCTGAATCAGATGTATCAGCTTGCTGACGTTTCAATTTGAAACTTATATGGTTTGCATGGGCTTCAATAAAACTTTTTTTAATTGCTCCACGCGTGTGTTCATTACCAGTGAAACCATAAACTTGACCCATAATAAGCATGCGCTTGATGCTGCGTGGAAGTTTAGCGTTATAAAAATCAGATCGATTAGCCATAAATTACCTCTTTGCGTAAGCCTTACACCAACCATTGGCGTTTACAAGTCTGTTTTGAAAGATAGCACAAGGAACATGTTTCTCACCAGTGTTTTTAGCCAAAGTGCAATTAGAACAGACTGCTCCTGGCTTTGGAGTTTTCTCAACATAACCAATCGCCTTTGCTGCTGGTTCATTTGGATTTACAATTTTTGGTGGAGTAGAGGAGAATACTGAACCTGCTGCAAGAACTAATGGTAAACTTAAAATTTTTCTACGATTAAACATTTAATAACTCCTCGCATTTCTTAATGAAGCGTTCGTTTTGTCCTGGATGAAAACTCTGATACATATGCCAAAACATTTCATTGCCTTTTGTGCCGAATGTTGTACCAATACCATATTTTGGCATACCATCAGCAAGATTCCAATATGGTTTAGAATCTTTAGGTTCCCAATTCATTCGAATTGGTGGGGCATCATAGCGCAATGGCATAATTATTTCAACAGGAATGTTACTCTCTCTTGCTCTAAAAGTCAACTCTTCTGCAACATCTCCACGATAATTTGGTATAAACGAGGGATTACCAAGTTTACGATACATCTCAACCGTAAATGTTACATTGTGTGGTGCAGCAAATACATGTTGATCGTTTTGAATATGATTGCTCCTTTGAGCATCGCCAATCAAGGTGCCACTGTACGCTTTATCAAAAAGATAATTCAATGCATGTTCGTTCAATGGCAAACAATCAATATCTAGAAACATGATAGCATCATGCTCGCGCTGCTCTAACAATTCAACAAGTTTATCCATCGTATATCCAGGAGGTGCTTCCGTATATATTTGATAATGTGGAATTTTAGAGAGATTATATTTCTCAACGACTTTTTTTTGTAACTCTAGAATTTTTGCATCGATGTTCTTCATGAAGATAGATGCGATACAAGGTTTACTCATTCTGGTCTTACCCATAAGAATTTATCGTGACTTAATGTAAGTACACTACCGAGCGTATCCTCAACTGCAGCTCGAATTGGCGCATGAAACCAATCATCACCTAATAAGTAACCACCTGGACGCACTAAATCTTTATAGTGCGATAAGTCAGCAAAAACAGAGTCATACTCATGACCCGCATCGATGTAAATCAGATCTGCTTGCACATTCCAATGTTTTAAGGACAGAGCAGCATTAATTGAATCAATTGGAAACGGTGTAATGTATTCAGTCAGATTGGTGTGAATAACATTCGTGAGAAACTGTTCGTACAGATGCGCACGACCATGAATGCGTAATTCAGGTGGGAGATACTCGCGCATGATGGTCCAATGTTCCACTGAACCGAGGAATGTGTCAATGCAGACAATTTCAAAGTCATTATAGTGTTTTAAGCAAGTTTGAGCCATGTGAATTGCTGAACAACCTTTCCATGTACCAACTTCAATAATAAGTTTTGGATTTATTTTTTCAATGCATTGCTCAAATGCTGCAGATGTGCTATTCCAACCTTGAGTATCTAAATTTCTTGGAATATATCCAGCATATGGATCATGATTTTCATGAATAATTTTTCTTAGTTTTTCCATGGGAGTTTTCCATTATGACGTTCGAGCATTTTTTGATTACCTTGAATAAAGAAGTCGGCTTGAACAGATAAACCTGTATTGCCAACTCTATATTTTACCGTATAATCGCGAGTGCAGTCAAACTTTAATTTATTATTTGGGTGCATTAGAACCGCAGCAATCGCACGATCAATTTCCATCTGTCCAGGTTCACGAAATTTGCGATACCAAACAGGCGACATATTTACAGCAACTTCTTTCTTTACGAAATAACAATTCACATCAACAAAGAAGTCTTGTGGATGCAAGATACTTGCCCACATACCTAAACTTTCACAATCATCTTGACAGAGAATCTGACTGTCCTTGTCAATAATCTTGCGAAATGAATAAGCCCAATCAAGATTTTTTTCTTGCACCAACTTAACAAGACTCTCAACATGATTCGGTGAGAGCATGTTGTCATCGTCTAACCAAATATGATAATCACCGTCTGCAAAGTAAGTTGCCGCACCATACACACGATGACCATTGTAGCGATTTATTCCTGTAGGATAAGGTAGAACACAAACGTGTTCATTTTTACCATTCGGAAATTCAGCAATCTTTAAAATTGAATCAGCATTATCCCAACGTTCTTTGCCGTCGACTACAACAATGTGTTCAATGTTCTCATAAGTCTGTGCACGCACAGACTCAATACACTCTGCAAGATAAGAGTTACCAGTTGTTGGTGTGAGAATAGATACTTTCAAAATTAGTCCCAAAGATTTTCATAGTATTTACCAAACAAACGGAAAGCATTTTTCTTGCGAGCGTAATAGGCTTTCATCTTCACATCGTCATAGACACCTTTGCGAATAGTAACCATCTCGCTGAAATCTTTACCTTCTTTCTTCACGAATTTATATTTTGGTTTCTTGATGCAGAAGTCTGGGTCGCGATCTTTGGCAAGTTCACCAAATGCCCAGACCATTTCTTTCATGATCCAGTTCCAACGCTTGAAGTGAAACTCGTCGGTATCCCAATCATTCTTTTTTGGTTTTGCATTGATAGAACGAAGATGCTTTGGAACATCGTCATCATCAGTGTAAGGTGCGCCGTGATTCGTTTTGAGCAACTGCTTGAGCATTGGGTGGACAATCAATGCAAGTGTGCGATCCATAGACCACGTGTCCCATGGATCGATCTTGATTGATATTTTTTGTTTACCCTTCTTGGGAAACTTGCCGATTGAGATTTTCATAGCCAATTTTTTTCGCAATACGATTCCATGCGATCATCTCACATGCTTCCCAAGAAAGCATAGGTTCTTTTTCATAGACACGATATGTCTCTTCAGCCCAGAGTTCATTGACAGTATCAGATAATTCAATCATTGAAATATAACTCTCAATATTCCTGCAAATAAAACAATACCAATTACGGCATTGAGCACCATCAATGCACGATCATTCCATTTAAATCCGACATAGAACCAGCCAACAGCACCGATCCAACTCAATACTATATCTAGCCATTGAAGATGTACAACTCCACTGGCGC